CTTTGAAAGGAGATAGGCATGAGAACTTACATGAAGATGATGGAGAACCGGAAGGAACTGGTAAAGAGGCTTTCGCAGCTTGCAGGGATAAAGGCAGAGTATACGAAGATGCCAAGGTGTGCATTCCTGGTCGGAGATTACGCAGTGGAGAGGAACGGGATGCTGACGGTTCCCGATGATGCGGATATGGAGCCGATAGAGACTCTTCTTACGGAGAGCATGATCCGGGAATACGATCCTGAAGCTGAAGCAAAAAAAGCAGAGGAGCAAAAAAGACTTAAGGAAGCACAAGATCAGGAAGATAAAAAAGTGGATGTTTCGTTTCCGATAGAAGGGCATAAGGCAGAGAGCCTTAAAAATCTCGCGGTTATGGTCTGCAACAGAGGAAACCTCATCAGTAAAGCAACCGGGGGACACTTTTCATGTTCGCCGGAGTTTGTGGAGATACTTTCCTCGGCAAACAGTGTGACGGACTTTAAGACCATCGTAAAAGAGCATGGCGGTCTGGAAGGCATAGACATAACAGACAGGGTGTACTTTACAGGTTTCCCGGACATAGCGGATAGGAACAGCATACAGGCATTCACGCAGCTTGCATCACGAATGAACAGTATTTCTATGGAACAGGGAACCGTGCGTATGAAACAGGCTGACACGGAAAATGAGAAGTTCAGTTTCCGCATATGGCTGTTGGGGCTTGGTATGAAGGGAGAAGAATATAAAACTGCAAGGAGAATACTATTGGCACCCCTGAAAGGAAATACAGCTTTCCGCACTGACGAGATTCGAGAGAGATTTCGGGCAAGGCAGAAAGCGAAAAGGGAATCGGAAAGGAGAAGATCATGAAAAAAGTACAGCTTGGCAGGAGCCGGATGGCTGAAGAGATGGCACGGCCTTCATGGGGGATTACAACCAAAGAGAAAGCGACTGCGGATCATATATCACAGAAATCACATGATAAAACCGAAGGGAAGGTTGCCACGATAGCTGCGGTGGTAAAAGAAAAAGAGAAGCTCCGTGTAGCAGCCTATGCCCGTGTGTCTACCGACCTTGATTCGCAGGAAACGTCCATCGAGAACCAGAGAGAGCATTACCTTCATTATATTAATGGACATGAGGATTGGGAACTTGCAGGCATTTATGAGGAATCCGGGGTAAGTGGTACGAAGGCGGAAACGAGACCCGAGCTTATGAGACTGATGAAGGATTGCAGGGCAGGAGAGGTTGACCTTGTTATCACAAAGTCCATCAGCCGTTTTGCACGAAACACATCAGAGTGTATTGCGATGGTGAGGGAACTGACGGATATCGGTGTGACACTCATCTTTGAAAAGGAAAACATAGACACCTCGAAAATGGAGTCGGAATTCTTGCTGACGCTTCTGGCTGCTTTCGCGGAGAGTGAGTCACAGTCTATATCCACCAATCAGAAGTGGAGTATAAGAAGACGGTTCCAGTCCGGGACATACAAGGGTGGTAAGGTTCCGTATGGATATCGCAGGGATAAAAAGGGATATGTCATACATTTGGAAGAGGCTGAAATCGTAAAAAGGATATTCAATATGCTCTGCGATGGAAAGGGCACCCTGGTCATCGCAAGGGAACTGAACGAGGAGCGGATACCCACCTGGACGGAGAGCTACAAAGGCTTGGAGGCGCAGGGGAAGTGGAGGAGCAACAGCATCATCGCCATCGCCCGAAATGAGTTTTACACCGGGGACAGCCTCTACCAGAAGACCTTCATGGAAAACTATAAAAAGTGCGTGAACACGGGCCAGCTCGACCAGTACCTGAATGAAGCCGACCATCCTGCAATCATCGACCATGCAACCTTTGAAAAGGCGAACGAGATGATAAAAAGCCACGGAGAGCAGCTCGGACGGGAGAAAGCCGTGAAAGACACGAAGCGGTATGTGTTCTCCGGCAGGCTCATCTGTGGTCTCTGCGGAGGGCACATGAGGCGCGGGAAGGATGCGAGGGCATATTACGCCTGTGAGAATCACCTTCATAAAAGAACCGTGAGCCTACATGACGGGGCGGAGGCTCCATGCCCCATGCTCCCGGTGTTCGAGCAGGATGTGAAGAACGCCTTCGCCACGGCGCTGAACCGGCTGGCGGCAGACCCTTCCATCCTCGGGGCCTCTGATGACGGGGAAGCGGAACGGGAGCATCTGGAGGCACAGCTTCAGTCAGTAAAGCTCAGGCAGTCTGTCCTCCACGACCGCGCACTGGCGGACAGGTACACGGCGCAGCTCCGGGAAAAAAAGCCGCGCTGGACAGCGAGGAGAAAACCATCCTCGACGCCCTGGCGAAGCTGGAGAAAAAGAACCCGGTTGATGACCTTAAAAGGGCTGTGGTCAAAAGAGGCGTGAGGGAGAGCTTCGAGATTTCCGACGAGAAGTTGTTCACCGCTTTCGTAGACCACGCCGTCCTCTGGTCGAAGGAAAAAGTGCAGTTTTATTTCACCTGCGGGCTGGTGGTTGAGGAGGACATGCGCATAGAGAAGGTTGGCAGGTCATACACCGAAGTTCCAGTAAGGACGGAATTTGACGAGCAGAAAGGAGCATTCACATGGCAGTAAGAGTTATCAGAGCAAGAAATACAGACCCCGTGGTGACCATACCCACACAGGTCAAGAAAGCGGCGGCCTACTGCCGCGTCTCCACGGACTCCGAGGAACAGGAAAGTTCCTACGAGGCGCAGGTCACGCACTACACGAATTTCATACAGGCTCACGACGGCTGGGAGCTGGCAGGCATTTTCGCGGACGAAGGTCTCTCCGGCACTCAGGCGAAGACCAGACCGCAGTTCAACGCAATGATCGAAGCATGCGAGAACGGGGACGTCAACCTTGTGATCACGAAGTCGATTTCCCGCTTCGCAAGGAACACGCTGGACGCGCTGAACTACATCCGGAAGCTGAAAGCCCTGAACATCCCCATCATTTTTGAAAAGGAATCCGTCAACACGCTGGAAGCCTCCGGGGAGCTGATGGTCACGATCCTCGCGTCCATCGCTCAGCAGGAGTCAGCATCCATCAGCCAGAATGTCCGAATGGGCATCAACTTTGGCTTCCAGGAAGGCAGAGGGCGGGTCAACTTCTCCGCCTTCCTCGGCTACAGGCGCGGGGACAAGCCGGGAACCTACGAGATCGTTCCAGCCGAGGCGGATGTGGTGCGGCGCATCTATAGAGCTTTTCTTGAGGGCTACAGCCCGAAGATGATCGCGGACGGACTGATGGAGGATGGCATCTGCACCCCGTCCGGCGGGGAGAAATGGTATCCAAGTACAGTGGCGAGCATTTTGGAAAATGAGAAATACGCGGGTGATTTGCTGATGCAGAAATGGTATGTGGAGGACTACCTGACACACAAGTGCGTGAAGAACACGGGCGACAGGCCGCAGTATTTTGTGGAAGACGATCACGACCCCATCGTGCCGAAGGCGGTGTTCTACCAGGTGCAGGGGGAAAAGAAGCGGCGGAGCGGTTTGGCAAAGGACCCGAGCAAGCTCCGGTTCGGAAACCGGCTGGCGCTGAACGGGCGGCTCATCTGCGGCAAGTGCGGCAGGACGCTGAAACGGTATGTGAAACCAGATGACGCCCTGACTGACTGGCGGTGCAGGCAGAGGGCGCTGGTGAAGAAGACGGATTTCCACGAGGATGTTCCGAGCCGCTGTGACTGTCGTATCGTGAGAGAGGTTGAGGCGCAGAGGGCGGTGGTGATGGCGTTCAACACGCTGCCTTCAAGGCGTGAGGAACTGGTGGTACAGCGGGAGCGGCTGCTCACTGGCGAGATCGGCAGAATCGACGCATTGCTGAAGACGCTGGACGGCCAGCAGGACAGGCTGGAGGAACGGCTGGAGGTGCTGGCAAGCCAGGTGCCTGAGGACGAGGAGCCGATGAATACCACGGTGGTTGACGAGGTCGGCAGCACACAGGTGATCACCAGCGAGATGGACGAGGCGGCGTTTCTGCGAAGCCAGATCGTGGAGATAAGACGGCGG